ATTGCTCGGCGCTGGGCCTCTTCTGGAAATTCAGAAACCATCACTGAATCACCCATACAACGAGGTATAAATTCGCCTTCCGTCTCGCCGGACTTTGGTTCGGGTATAGGCATAAATTAGCACCATCCCATTAAAAAACCCATCAATGTTATAAGCCCCATAGCAATAATACAGCAGATGCCAATAATCAATATTTGTAAATTAAACTTTGGTGTTTTGCCGAAATTAAAACTCATCATTCATTCCTATTCATTCGGTTTAAATATCACTTCCACGTTTAGCCCCTCGACCGTACCCGCGACATAATCCCAACCAATAGTTATCGCCTGGTCGTCCTCGACAATTATGTCAGTTGCCGGGATGATCAGCCCGGATGAATGCCGGTACTGTTCCGCCTGCGGATATGCGCGATAACTGTATATTGAATCCGATGCTACCGTTAATGCAGAGGCGCCGTTTATCGCCCCGCGCAAAATATGAATCGTAATATCCCCGGTGGCGCCGATATGCTCGACATTGAAAACTATACCCTTGATTTTTCCGATTCTACCAGGAGCCTTGATCGGTATGTTTGCGGTTTCATCAGAGTCCGAATTGATGGTACCCATTTTTAAAAACGACCAGGTGTGGGCCGGTTTGTCGAAATCGGTAAAATCTATATGTGAAAATGTGTGGACCGTATTGCCCTCAACTTTGAGATCGTATTTACCTGAATCGAGGTTGGTAACAATGACATTGCCTTCATTGTCTGTTGTACCTTGAGTAACAAGTACGGAGGCGCCGGCCTCATATATTTTAAAAGTCGCGTTTTTCCACGGGAAAGGTACAATCCCGCCGGGTGCGAGCTTAAAAAGATTTGTTTGAAAGTCAGTCATATAACCTCAATTTTTAAAAATCATATAAATGCATGGGCTTATTGCCCAACTGAACACATTCACATAATCTACCGCCCTCGTCAATCCATCGCCGAATATATCCGTTGCATACATAATGGGATCTCAAATCTTCCCTCGCCTTTAATTGCGCTTGCCAAAAATTATAACCATGCCATTTAATGGCGGTCTCGTCCATTTCTATGAGGGTTGTCTGGTTCACGAAACCTCCACAACGGTGCTCCTACAGTGATAATGCAACGGCGGCATAACCACGCCTTTGGCATTAATTTCCGATGTTCTTAAATCCTTGATATCATCTATCTTTGGCCAGGGCGCATACTCGATAGCCTGCTCGGGCGTGGCGGCCCCCATCATTTTGTCACGCTGATCAGCCGCAGTGGCCACTGGAAAGCGTCGACCGTTCATTTCGCGGCAAACATCGGAAGTCCGCTCATCCATGACAGCCATAAATTCGAGCATAGTTATGCCAACTTCCTGATAGCCCTGAATCATTCCGAAATTGCGCGATCGGTTCATTCCATTGGCCGCCATGCCTCGCCAATAGACATCAGGCTTTTGTGATAAACCGGGGTAGCTATCAAAGAAGCGTTTGAGGTCGTCTCCGATTTCGACCCTGCTAAGGCCTTCCTGCATTCCGATTTCAATTATCTCCGCGATCATATCCGAGATATTCTTGTCATAATATCCGTTAATCCAGTAGATGTGATGTTCCTGCAACCAAGCAATGGCCGTCTCGTCCGCGATCGCGATATTGTATGTCAGGTCTTTCGGCTCGACAATAAATTTCTTGCCGTCCCTGTATGACAGATCCATCAGACTCTTGACATCCGGCGCAACCGCAGCTCCGAACTCTGTGCCCAGGCGCGTGCTGAATGCCTCCAATACCTGCTGGGCATCATAAGCGCTCATTGCCAGATCGCCCGTAAGAATCTTGAGGGCTTCTTTCATGGCCGCCTTCGTACCCTTCGACCATTCTTGCAACAATCGAGCAAGCATTTCCGATTCATAAGGGAATACTGGATCGGCTGAATCTTTTCTGATATCATCTGTGAAAACTTGAATAGTTTCCGCCTTATTCATATTTACTCCGCTTATGCCACCCTCGAAATAGCGCAACCGCAATTCCTCAGAGACCTGAAATTCCAATTCAGCAAGCTGGTCATATGCCATAAGGTCAAGTTGCATTCAACCGCCTCCGTTTTTCTGATGTAACCGCACGTAAAATCTGCACAAGTTTTTCCTCATCGCTTTCGCCTTCAATGTTTTGCTCTTCTGGCAATACAAACTGGCGCAACGCCTGGAAATAGGGCATGTTCTTGATGCTCTCATCCAGATCGGGCATTTCGATGTTCATGGTGTCACCCACAATCCGCCAAATGGCTGACATCGGCATAGCATTCATGAAAGGACTGAGCGCCCGGGCAATGGTGGTCTGATCGGTTGTGTTATTGCCCAGAGATTTATATAAAAGAAAATTGATTTCAAGGGCTGGAAGAATTGTACTATTTATAATCTCGTCCATAGCTTTACGCTCGGGTTCGAATACCTGTTCCTCGGCCATAATTAACGCAGCTTTCGCTGTGGCCTGAGTGTGATCTTCTGACATTCCCAAAATGATAGGGGATAACCCGAAATCACGGCGGACGGCAGTTTCCGCATTCTTTTGATAATTCTGGAATAAAGAATCGGTCAGAGTTTTATCGGCCAGAGGGACGACCTCAATTTTGGGCGCAATCTGTTTTTCGCCCACTAAATCACCAGCCTCGCCAGGCAGGGAATTGAGCACAACACTTTTGCCCATATTCTCGGGGCCTTTGGTTTCTTGAAATCGATTTTTTATAATTTCAAGAGAGTCCTGGGTTAATGAACCGCCGGATACAGCCACGATAAATTCCGGTATTCCCCTGTTATTGAGATAGAAATAGTTGGTCTGTTCGGATTTCCAAAAGCCAGCAATCCGAATTAGGTTGCCTATCCAGCGCGGCTCCCCATATGGATTATCGTCTGACCATAAAAGCGCATGGAATATGCACTCGTTGGCAAGCTCGTCTTTATTGTCAGTGGGCTGGCCTGTCAAATATGATATGGGCCGGGGGTCACCCCATTCTTTGAAAAATATTTTTGTGCCACTGACCTGCTGGAAATACCTGCGAAACCGTTTATATCGGGTTGTCGGAATAAGGGCACCACTCGATGGATCGCGCACTATCATAGTAAATTGCGTATTGTTATTATCCGCCTTAGTCATATAGAAATTTGCTTGCGGAATCCGATATAACTCGACAATGTCGCCCTTCATATTGCGGATAACTTCCATGGCCCACCGCCCAGTAGTTTCATAATCGATCCGCAATCCCTGGCGTAGGGCCGCCATGCTTTGTCCATGCGCATTGACATTATCGAAAAGCGATTTAAGGATATTCTCTTCGCGGGCCGCTTCGTTCAATTCAGTTTCGGATAAAGCATCCGCTGGTAAGCGATAAACAAGCTCATATCCCAAACTATCGATGTTGCGAGCCATACATCGAATGCAGGGACCGAGTATCCCCATATATTCACGCATATGCTGCAAGACAGAAGCGGCATAGGTCGGCCGGATTGCCTCTAAACCGCCAGGCATATTATCAAAGGGATATGTAATTTGAGAATAACCTTCGTTGGCCTTTTGATATTGAAACAGAAAAAGCTTGGCATCAACAAGCTTGTCGCCATTGCCAAGTTCGACGACTTTCATATTTTCAAGGGCAGTTCTCATTTACACTAATTGCCTTTCTTTCATAATCCGCCATTCTCTCAAAAGCCGATCGGTTCCGGCATATCCTATCCACATAGCCATAACCTGATCATCGTGCTCTCCCTGAGGGAATCGATGGAATTCAGAAATCAATTCATCGGTTATCCATTTATCTCGCTCAGTTTTATAGGGCAGTCCAATCCGGCCGTTCTCATACATGACGCTTAAACGAGGCACACCAGCATATGCATCCTGCTTATTCGCGCCAGTGTGGTGGGGGATAATGCGCACACCAGACTTTTCTTTTATGCTGGCAATATCCATGCTACCGGCCGCATTCGACTCCCAGAAAAAGCAATAGGGATTGAACTTCTGATGCAATAGCTTTGTGATTTCCAGCTTTTGGTTGGGTGAGAGACCACGATTCCGGAATACATGGAGGATATCAAAATTGCCGTTATCTTTAAGGCCAATCAGAAATGAGACCATGTAGGAAGTATCATGTTTCTCGGCAGTCTTTTTATCGATGGCCACGGACGGATCGCAGGCCTCGAATATGCGGATATATTGACGCAAATCTCGTTTAAGTAACTCATCCCACAGCCCGATGGGAATTTTATCTCTTTCAACAATTTTGCCATTGTTGTCTATCCCGATATCATAATCAACATAGGACAAATCGTCCCGACGGCATTGTTCGAGCCAGGGTAACTGAAATAGAGCGGTAACATCGGAGGTTATGGTATTCTGATATTCACGATCAAATAGGCGCGTGCCCAAATTATATCGTTGCAAAAGTAACCGCTCCATAGGCCAACGCACTGGATCTAGCACCTGGCCACGATCTCCGGTAATCACAACCTCATATCGTTGCTCGGTATTATCCTCCAATATTTTGGGCTGTTTCAACTCCTTGATTTCATAATGATCGGGTTCTACGACAATCGCCTTCTCAATTGAAACCACCCAAATCGCTTTTTTCTGAATCAGGTCGTTCCATAAATCCATGTAGTCCTTGCGGGTTCCAATAAGCCAGATTAAGCCCTTATCATCAAGTCGCGGGAATACTGTACCGAACATAAAATCCCGGAGGCGATTGCGCGGCTCCTCTGTGCGAGAGTTCTTTTCAGATACAATATCATCGCCTAGTATAAAATCAAAACGGCTGCCGGTGATCTCACCAAACACCCCTATGGCTTCGAGGGTATAGTCCTTTAAAAGCGTGTCGGGTCGGACCACCTGAATCTGCGATTTCGTCCAGGAATCGCTGACCTTGCGATCATAAAACACCCCGAAATCATTTATGAGCCGCTCATTGCTTTCGAAGGTACGCGAGACCACACCCAAATTTTTACGGGCCAAATCCGCTGTGGCTGAAATATCGAGCATCCGGACGTTGCGGTTATAGCAGATTGTTTTTATGGGAATGAAATGTGAGATCGCATAGGTTTTACCGTGCTCGACCGGAGCCAACACGGCACCGCGACGGGTTTTGCGCAAAGTTGTAATCCATCGTTCTTGGCAGGGATAAAGAGTCGTCCCCAAATAATATTTGCTGAAAAATTTGTCGCTATAAAATCCTAACTCGCGACGGCCTTCCGGAGTGGATTTATATAATTCTCGAATATCCTGATCTTTTATGCTTATTCCCGGCATATTATTTCTCGTCTGCCAATTCATCACCGAGTTCTGCCAATTTGCTTTTGCCCAATTTGTTGCCGATATCGGTGAGCAATCGCTCGATGCGGGGATCGGTATTATGCTTATCATCACCGCGCTCAGTAGGACGCCCCTCAAGAAGCTCAATGAGTTTTTCCAGGGCCACCTGTTCATGCACTGTGAGGCGAAGTTCCGGCGATGCAATGCCTTCTTTTTGCTGATCCCTGATTTCCCGGAGGCGACGATTGAGCGCAGCATCCGCAATAGCCCGATAATGACGGATACGAGTAGCCATGGCATTGGCGACCTGTTTGTCTGCTTTTTTATTTGCATCGGCCTGCACTTTGGCATAACGTTCATCCCAATTGTCGATTTTGCGATATTTTGCAACGGTTGTCCAGTGAGCGGCACATTTTTTGCGCACGTGATGCTCGGTACCCGTTTCACAGAAAACTTCAAACATTGCCTTCCTTTTGGCCTGTGATATACCTGGCTGTCGCCGTTTCTTTTTTGCCTTTTTCTTTTTCTGTCCCACACAGTTACAGCCTC